GCTGTCCTCGGCCATTGGTTAATCTTACCATATAAATTTATTTTTATAATAATTTACAATGTAAGGTAATTCTTTATCAAATTCCATTTTAGGTTCCCAACCTAATGCTTTTAATTTAGAATCATCTAAAGCATATCTAATATCCTGTCCTGCTCTAGAGTAAGACCAATCAATGTACTTATTTACTTCAGTATCGCTGTTATATTCATAAATTAATTTCTTTATTGTATTGTAGTTTGATTGTTCAAATCCACCAGCAATATTGAATATTTCGTTTTGTACTCCGCTTTCAATAATTTTAATAATAGCTCTAGCTGTATCATGAGCATGTAGCCAGTTTCTAATTGGAGTTCCGCTATTGTGCAGAGGTATTTTTCTACCTAATTGAAGATATTTACATGCTTTAGGAATTAATTTCTCAACGTATTGTCCTACTCCATAATTGTTAGTTGGTCTAACAATAACATAAGATAAATTATACGTTCTAGCCCAAGCTAATACTAACATATCAGCAGCTGCTTTAGTTGCTGAATATGGGTTTGATGGTTTAAGTAGGTCAGTTTCAGTATGAGCTCCATCACCTATATCTCCATAAACTTCATCTGTACTGAAGTGTAATAATGTAGGTGTTTTAGCTGTTTCTTGTCTATAGTTTCTAAGTAATTCTAATAAATGATGAACTCCATTAATATTAGAACTAACAAAATCATCACTATTAGCTATTGAATTACCAACGTGCGTTTCAGCAGCTGTATTAATAACATAATCACAATCGTATAGAAATTTTAAATCATTAATATCTTTATTTTCAAATTTAAAATTATTACATTCCTGAAACTGTTGTAATAAGTTTATATTGGCGGCGTAAGTACATTTATCAACACCTCTTACATACCAACCTTGATCTAAACAAAGTCTAGTAACATGTGAACCTATAAATCCTAAACATCCCGTTATGTATACTACTTTCATAGTTGTAAAATAAATTTATCTAATATTGTTTGAATATAATCCGTTTTTTCCTTATTGATTACAGGTGAAGTACCTAAGAAGAATGTATCTGTAGTTACTTTTCTTGCTACAGGATATTGTTCAATTACCTCTTTAGGATCAGCTAAATGTGTATAAGCTGGTTGTAACATAATATTGCCTGCAAAGTAAGGGCGTGTTTGTATTTTATGTGCTTCAAAAAATTGACATATATCAGAACGCTTAAATGGAGCTCCATCCTTAATTGTTATAGGGAAAGCAAACCAATCAACATCAGCCCCAGATTGTGCTTTATGTAAATGAAAATATTGACTGTATTTACTAAAGGATTGAAATAGGTCTTTATAGTTTTCTTTTCTTTTAATACCTATTTCTTCTAATTTTTCCATTTGAACTAAACCAATGGATGCTTGTAATTCAATTGGTTTCATATTATATCCAATCTCCTCATAGACATATTTGTGATCAAATATTTCATTTGGTAAGGAAGGTAACCAGTTACTGAAGCGACATTTGCATGTTCCGTTTTCTAATAAGTTTTGTTTACCAACGCAATAACATCCTCTACCCCATTCTCTAAAGCTACGAACAATACGTTCAGTATTTTGATTATTCATTGCTACAAATCCACCTTCACCCATTGTAATGTGGTGTGCTGGGTAGAATGAGCAGCTAGTCATTTCACCAAATGAACCTAGTGGCTTACCTTCAAATGTAGAACCTAAAGCATCACAACAATCTTCTAATAGTATTAATTTATATTTTTCAACTATTTCCATTAAGCGATTCATGTTAGGTGGATTACCTAATACATGAGCAAATGTAATAATTTTGGCATCAGGATTATCAATACAGGCTTGTTCAACTTGATTTAAATCGAGGTTTAATGTTTCAAGCTCGATATCAACGAATATAGGGGCAAATCCTAATTGGATGATTGGAGCTACCGTAGTTGGGAAACCAGCTATTGGAGTAATTACTTTCGTCCCTTTAGGCATATTATAACCGCGTTTAGAGGTCATAGCTGCCATCATTAATAGATTAGCACTTGAACCACTATTGGTTAATAAACCATATTTTTTACCAAATAGTTTAGGAAATTTAGATTCAAATTTAATTGCATCAGCACCTAGTACTAACCACTCACCTAATAATGATTTAATAGCAGCCATATATTCTGATGAATCAAAATATGGTCCTGCATATTGAACCCAATCTTTACCTGCTTCCCAAGTTTTTTCAGAGTGTTTTTGTTGGATGTATCTGTCTACTAATTTTAATATTTCTTTTTCAGTGACATTATTATAACCTTCTAAATCTTGATATAGTTCTTGCATAGCTATTTTTGTGAATCTCCTTTCCATACACGGTATGAATCAGAATCTGAATGTGTTGTTGATACTTCAAATATAACGCCTTCTTCCATGGCTTCCAACTGATGTGGTTGACCTGGTCTTTGTCTTACAATATCCCCTGATTTAAGGTGTTCCTCATGTACTTCAGCTGTTTCTGTATCAATCCATCTGTATAGGAATGTGCCTTTATCTACATACCATGTTTCATCTTTGATCATATGGTAATGCATACTGAATTTGCAGCCTGCTTTAAATATGAGCAGTTTGCCGCAGTATTTATCATTATTTTCAATGATTAATTCTTCACCCCATCCTTTAGGTACTTTACAACCCTCACAAACTATTGGTTTTTCCATAATTTAATATATTAGTTGTTGATTTATTTTCTATTCGATTAAAATATATAATTTCTTTTATGAATTTAGAACCAACGATTGGTCTATCTTTATAATCACTTCCTATAACCATATAATCAGGTTGATACTGTTTAATAAGATCAACTAATCGTTCAGTTGTATCAAACACATCAACACTATCAATGTATTTTATAGAGCGTAGAAATTCTGCTCTGTCAACAAGTGAATTAAATGGTCTATTCGAACCTTTAAATTTTTTAATTCTTTCATCACTATCAATTCCTACTTTAACACTTCCTAGTGTACTAGCGTATTCAAGTAGTCTTATATGACCAATATGTAAAACGTCAAATGAGCCATTTACCCATATTTTTTTCATATTTCCTCTATTCTTTTAGTTTTATCACATATTAATAAATCGTAAGAAGGTTTACTATTCATTTTTAATTGATGAAATAAACATCCCCATTCTTTAAGTTGACTTGATGTTAAATCAGTATGGTCTATTTTAGATGCAGCGCCTCTAGCAGTCCAATATATTATTATATGTCCTTCATCGTATAGTTTATTAATTTTTTCTATATGTTCAAATATTGGTTTTGAATTAATATAGTCGCTTCCATTAGTTTCACAGATAGTATTATCTATGTCAACGTATATAGTTAATTTTTTTTCCATTATTTTACCAGCTTATTTCCCAATCTTTAAAATCAGCAGCTAAGCAATCTATTTTATAATCTTTTCTACCACCCATTACTTCCTGGATTTTATTTTTAGCTGTATTGCGAATACCATTTAATCCGTGAGTTAATTCTAGGTTATTACCCTCTTTAATTCCTTTACGATAGTTTGACTCGTTATGCCAAATATGTAAGTTCATTTGAGATAATACTATAATTGCTCTAATTGTTTCTGCTGTAATAGGTTCTTTACTTTCTTTTAAATATAATTGAATATCATGAACTATATCAGCTATTTCTGTAGCATATTCATCTTTATGTTCAGCGATGAATACTTCTTTTAGTTGAGCTATACTTAAACGGTCAACTAATTCACTTAATGTTGGGAGGTATCTTCTGTTACTCATAATGTATTATAATATTGATTTTGTTTTTCTTGTCTAATTATATCTTTTGGATGGTATAGACATAATTCATCTAATAAGGGTAAATTACAATATAATCCAAAACCATCTAATCGTTCATGAACTTTATTTATCCATTTAATATTTTTCTTATTTATCCATATTCTCCATTGGTAATCTGGAAAATTAACTCTGTCGTTTTGTACATTCCATCCCCATTGTTTAATATGGTCTTCAGTTAGTCCCTCTACTGTATTAATTCTAGGAACTAGAAATACATCAATTTCAGGATTATGTTCAAGAAGAGCAGGTAAATTTTCGATTAGTTCTGGGTGTGGGTATTCATCAGCATCTATTTGAAAGATGTAGTCGCGTGTGCAATGTTCACTAAGATTATTTTTAAATGATGCGAAGTCATTATTTAATGTAGCTTGTATTCTGTGGTACTCATATGGAGCTCCTACATTATATTTTTCAGCTACAGCTTTAACTTCAGCAGTAGCTGTTATATCTAATTGAACTACTATTTCATCTTCAAGACGAATACTTTCGTTTAATTGATTTAATAGGCGTTCTAATTCAACATGTTCATTACATGCTGTGATTGCATAACTAATTGTAGGCATATTTATTTTTGATTAAAGTAACCAATATATTCTAACGCATCCATAAACTCACGTTCTGCAAATTCTTTTTTAGTAGACATATCTGGTTTGTCTTCTTTAGATTGTACAGCTGACCATTTCCAGTCTTCAATTGTTTTGCCTTCTGCAAATACCATTGCCTTATTTTCTAATATTACAGACATAGGGTACCAATATAGTTCATCTGTGCTTTTAAACCTAAGTGCTTTATATAGTTCAGGTAATACTTCTTCTGTTGATTCTATATTTTTTTCTGTAAGGGTAGAATTAGATGTAAATCCACATCCAAAGCAATTCCATACAGTTAGTTTATCATTTGATACTTCACTACATGCGTTTGAACCACATCTAGGACATATTGTAAGTAATTCTTTCATAATTTAAGGTATTATTTTGATAAGTATAAACTACAGCACCTGTACTATTTTGCATCATCTATTTTTTTAAATTTAGGTAATTCGATTTTCTTAAGCTGAGGTAATTTAAGTGCTACTTGTTTTGGTACTTTTTCATCAATTATTGAATTTAATTTTTCAGTCATTTTATTTAAACTAAATTCTGTACGTGAACGATACGCTTGTCTTTTTGCCCCATCAAGGTATTTTTTATGATTTTTATAAACGTCAGTTAATATATTAGCTGCTTTCTCATAATCAACAGTGAACCATCCACTTTCTGGAATTAGCATATTTGCTACTGTTGCTGATGGATGGATTTGTTTTACTTCACCTGCTAATAATACAGACATATCTTTATCTAGGAAATCAATTTGTCCACTCCAGTTAGGAGCAATTACTGGTTTTTGACTAATAGATGCTTCAAGTAATGGTCTGCCATATCCTTCACCTTTAGTAAATGACACGTGTGCTTTTACTTTAGGATGATTATATAATTCATTTATTTCTCCATCTGTTAATCCACCATGTAGTAAATAGATATTTGGTAAGTCTTGATCACCTACTAATAGTCTTAATTTTTGAATTTTATCTAGTATTTCATCTCGGTCCATTATAGAATAGGTAGCCGTAGAAGTTTTCATAATTAATCCTGGTTTTTTACCTTTACCTTTAAATGTTTCAAGGAATGTTTTAACTAGCATACCTGTATCTTTTCTATCTTGTCCTAATTCACCTTGAAGCCAATGTCCAACATATAGGAAATTAAAATCTTCTTGAATAGTATCTACTATATCCCATACTTGACTTTCATTTACTGCATCTATTTTTTCATATATTTTAGTATCTACTCCTTCAAATAATACTTCAACTGGTTTTTCTAGCCTAATATGTTTGACTACTTGTTGAGTAGCAGTATCACGCTGTTCGAATGTAGATTGTTCAAATACTCTTTTAGCATGCTCAGATGATACTAATGTTAAATTCATTCTATTTACACCCTCAACCCAAGTAGCATCACATAGTGTTGTTTCAATACCAGCTGTAATACCAATATTGTATTTTCCATTTGGTTGAAATTCATTTGGTACTGTATGTTGAATCCAAATGTCAGGCTGTCTAGGTAGTTGGGGTTGATCCCAAATACAATCTAAAATTTGTTTATCTTCAGCATTATCTGCTTTTAAAAACCCAAATGGTGTATTACCCCATCGTTGTGGTATAATTTTTATATCGTATTTATTTGGTTTTAAAAGCGCTTTTACGATATCTCTTGCGCGAGCACCATACCCACTGTATGTGTCTATTGGGCAACTTATAACGATTAATTGTTTCATATTATTTTGCTATAACGTATTTATTGTAATGTTTTGGTTGTTTTGGAGTTTCTACTTGAATTAATTCAAATGAATGACGTGGTTGCCAGTTAGCAAATGTTTCTTCAATTCCATCGATTGTATTTTTAGCCATCCATCTTGCTGATTGCATTGATTCATCTGATGTAACCCAAGCTCTAGCTGCTTTACAAACTTCTTCGTATGTTTGAAATCCTCTAGTATGAGATCCATACTCTTCGATTTGATTTGTTTTTAAGGCATATACCTCTTGAATTTGTTTAGCAATATCGAATGGTTCTGCTCTATCATCAAAGATATAAGGGGTTGGAATTGAACCTACAATTGATGAATTAGATGGGAATACTGGGAATGCCCATATTCCACATTTTTTATATTTACCTCTATGGTTAGAGCCAAATTCTTCAGTAAATTTAATCCATTCACCCTTTTCATTTTCAAAACGCATTTGATCTTGCATTCCTCCTGTAACGGTAGCGATAATTGGTTTACCACACATCATTGCTTCTGTTAATGATAATCCCCAACCTTCATTACTACTAATTAATGCATTCACATCTGTAGCATTGTAGAGTAAATTCATTATGTTAGCAGGATATTTATTCTGATCGAATATGATATTATATTTTTCTTCATATCCAAATAACATATCTTTTACTGCTTGTAAGTCAGTACCATTTTCATCTGCAATCTGAGTATGTAATACTAAAGCGCATTTCTTAGCTTTAGCTTCTGGAAGTTCATCAATGAATATCTTCCATGCTAGCATTAAATCAGGAACGCATTTACGACGGATGTTACGCGCATTATATAATACAGTAAAATCGTACGATTTATTTCCATATAATTGTTTTTTAAATTCTTGCAATGATAAATATTCAACATGTTCAGTAGTAATAGGAAAGAATATATTTTCATTAATACCATGAGGAACATACTTAATTACTTTTTCAGCTGCTAGTTCTGGTCCTAATACTGCTCTATTTAAATTTTCAGTTTGTTTACTAATTGCTAATAGAGCATCACATGATTCATAGTATGGCTTATTATACATTGGGTAAGGTAAATCATCCCATATATTCAAATAGATAATAGGCATTTTATTCCTTATTTCATGCTCCATTTGAAATAACCAAATCCAATATCTTGGATCAGTAAACATCATTAATGCATCTGGTTTTTCCATTGCTATCATTTGTTTTAGAAATGATGGATCACCATATCCATTAATAGGATATAAAGTAACACTAGCATCTGGTATTCCTGCTTGTGCACTAGTGTCAGCATTAATATCAAAGCGTTTACCTTGGTCGGGGTGGTTAATAGCTCCACCAACATTCACCCAATTAAAACGATGGGCAGTTCCAATGACAATTTCGCGTGCCATTGTTGAGATACCAGATGTCATTCTAATATCATCACATAGTAGTAAGATTTTCTTACGTTTTGATTGCTCAATATAACCTTCTTTCATTCGTAACGTGTTTTAATTTTATAAACTTCCTGTTAATTGTGTGTCTAGAGTATTGTGAATTGTTTTTCTCCATTCTTCATCTGTTAGATATAGAAACATACCGCGTTCTGTTAATTTTTGTACGCTGAATTTGTATCTAACACATGCTATTTTAAATTGTTCGAATAAATCTTCGGGAATTTTTACTGAGGTTAATTGCATCTTTGCCATAATTAATATATTTTGATATAAATATATATGGTTATGTGGAAACCACATTCTTATCGCAAAGACTTGCATCATCTTTATAAGGACACCATTTACAACTACTCTCACCTACATTTTTAAGGTAAGACTTTATTTGTGGTTTTCCACTTTCATCAAAGCAATCTTTAATGAAATCTTGAAAGCTATCTACTGCGTTTCGTCTTTTGGATTTTCCACTAGCTGGTCTAAATGACTGAATCCGGGGAATAGGGTATTCAGCTTTTTCATAGATTTTTCGCTTAACGATGAAGAACTCGACTTCGATTTGCTCGACGTCAAATCCGTATTGTCTTGCGAAATACTCTTTGTATAGTAAGATTTGAGCAGTTTTTTTATCGTCTCTTTTTTCAGCGTCACTCCATCCACGCGTTGATGTTTTGATTCTTTAGAATATACTTCTCTAAATCGTTCTTGGAATAGTTCTTCTAGATTCATTTTATCAGAGGCAGCTCCACTTTCATTATACATTATTTTGAGATACTCTTGTAATGTTTCATGAAATGCCGTTCCGAATACGGTGTGGATACTAGCCTGATAAGGTTCTTTATTCTCAATATATTTCATTGCCCATCTATAAGGACAAGTAGCCCACATAGAATATTGGGAATAAGATACTGAGCGTTGGTATGCTGGGTTTACTTCAGGAGGAATGTATTTCTTAATGCTTAGCTCAATTTCTGTTAATTTAGGCTTTGCCATATTTGTTTCGTATTAGCATTCCTAATTCAGTGTCGTTAGGGTGTTTCTTAACTAAGTCTTGAATAGTATTTAAAGTAATGATCTCTTTCTTAAGGTATTGAGCCATGTCTAGAGCTTCTTCGTATGCATGTTGTAGCATATTTTGATGATTATTTTCACCCAATGTGGTATTATACTTTTTTAACCCACGATCTGCTCTATGCTTTAGATCTTCCATTACTGCGCATGTAATAGAATCTTTAGGTAGATGAGTAGCTACTTCAACTAAAGCTGCTAATAGATGTCTATCTATATAGTCTGATGTTGTTCTTGATTCTTCCATCAACGATTGTGATATAGCGTTTTTTGTATTACTCATAACGTTTGTTTTATATTGTTCTTTTTCACACATGTAGCAATAATCCATTTGAGGTGATCCTTCCCATGAATGTAAATTACATTTCGCCATGTATTTGAGATGTGATTGTTTCTAATTCAGTTTTAGGAAGCATGTTTATATATTCTTTAGCTTCTTTTTTACTAACTTCAAAGTATACTTGTACCGCTTCTACTTCTTCAGGCTTATAATCTACCTTTTTAGATGCTTTAATATACTTAAGATACTTATATTGTTTAGGAATAAGATCTTTATATAAGTTATATAGATTTTCTCCCTTCATCTGCCAGGTATTCTTCTGAACGATGTTTACTACTTCACAGTAATCGGGATCCATACTTAGGAAGCGATTGATCATCCAATTATTCCATCCCTCGTCTCCCAGGTACGGACCCTTATTAGTGGTAATATTTTTAATATGGTCAAATATTGTTGACATTAGTAATTTCTATCGTTATCATTAAACTGTGTTGCTGCCTTTTGTTGTGCTTCTT